TATATAACCTCCTCATATATGATTTGTGGCTTACCTGTGCCGGACACTTGAAAGCCAAATTTGTAAGTCTTGCTTGTCTCTAGATTACTGAATTGATGGGGCATATTATTAGTCAGATGCGTGTTGTGTGCTGCATCTAGCTTATCCCAGTTATCGTTCATCATTGTTTGAATGTTAAATGTGTCCCCTCCATCAAGGATGGGGTCCTTTTTATATAGATTTAAATATGGAGTATTGCTTGCCATGTACTCATCCTCCTAACTTTTATACTACCGGTTCAAATGGGGCAAAGTCAGTCAATTCTCGACTCTCCATTTCCGTTAGGGTCATAACGTTGTGTATTTCTGAAATAAATAGGTATTTGTAGAAGTACAAAGCTTGTAAATGCGCAGGCTTGATGTCTTCCACAGCCTTGAATAGGTCTGCAATATTAGGCGGACGACCCAGAACACTTGTAAAAGTTATCAGTATATTTCCATTAAATGCTACTGTAGCATCCCCATTGGCATATGCATCCGCCACGCTCTTGATTAGGTCTGCATCAACCTTGCCCGTGCCTCTCTCCAATGATTTAATGACGGACCGCCTGTCAGATAATGACTTGTTGTGATCTGTCACTATCCCCAGGTCCTTTTCATAAATATCAAGGGCCCATGTAGCAGTATCAATGTTCAATTGCTTTTCCAAATCATCTACAGCTGCCTCTAAATCCTCCAACTCTGGTTCACTTGATCCAAATATAGCTTGGTAGATATTGGACTTCTGAATAAAGGATGGAAGGTACTCAATCAATGGTCTATTCATTCAGCGTCACCGTCCCCAGTATTGCGACCTGAGTGTCACCAATGGCCACGTTGGAAGTCCCACCGTTGACCGTCAGATTCTCGTAGCCTTCTACCCCTGCACTTGCCAGGATAGCAGAACCGATATTCCCGTAGCCTACATAATCACTGACAAAGGCAATGTCTGCAAGGTAGTCTGTAATAGCTTCCTCAACATTGGCTTGTCTTGCCACATCATCAACAGCTGGGTCCTTGACCACAGTTACTACTACGTTAATAATAAGCGCGTCAGCACTCTCCACAGTACAGTATGCACCAATGGGCGCCTGACCTTCTCCAAGTCCTGCGCTTAATGGGTCAATGTACTCCTGCACCAACTCAACAAGCCCAGCGCTTGCAGGTTGCTTGTCAGCATCAATGATCCTTACCTTGACCGTGTTGTCCCCGTTCCATAAAGGATAGGCTTTAGCATTACCGACACCTGCCACTTCTTTCGCCCAGTTGATATAGTGGGCCTTGTTTCCACTCGTTGCAGGAGTCCTTCTTCTCTCGTAATACCTGGCAAGAAGGGCCGCATCGGATTCCGCCTCGAATCCATCAATGGTAGGCTCGTCATTAATTACTGCAGTAATGCCCTGGATGGTAATAGGCATCAGAGTGATCTGTTCAGCCGGGACATTTCCGTTTGGTCCTGCATCAACTGCTTGAATGCTTACAGTCCCTGATGTAGCAATGATTACTGTTTCAGTAGCTTCAAACTGGATTCCGCTCTCAGTCTCAAACAGATCTCCTTCATTCACAGTACCGTTACCAGTTACAGTGAGTTCACCCACCGCATGAGTTGCAGGCAGCCTCGTGATTCCTGTCCGTTGATAAACAAATGTTGCCAGCTCGTCACCTTCAAGGTTCTCGATGTCAAGCTTGTCTTTCACATCCTCAAGGCTTTGGTGAGTGTCCTCCAGCTCCTGGGCAACCGGTGCGACTGAATCATAGATAAAGGATCCTTCTCTTTTGTCATACTTTCCAGGGATCCTTGCCAGCATAGCAGATATTATTTCTGCAAAAGTCTTCATATAATCACCTCCGTTTGCCCGTATATGGTCATTGCATCAAATCTCATTGTAAGTTCAGAGCCTTCAAAATCAACATCAACCTCACCTATCTCAAGGATAGCCTCATTGATAAGCAAGGCCTCTCTAATCATCCTGGTCACTTCCGCCTGGACAAAATCCCTGTCATATACACTGCCTATAAGGTCATGATGCCCGGACCCATAAGAAGGGTAAATGTCAAAACCAAATCTTGTCCTTAGGATCTTCTCAATCCATATCATGATATAATCAAGCTCCGTAACCTCCTGAAGCTTTCCGTCAACAGTTATAAACTCGCCGCTTTTAAAGTCCCATCTAAAGGTAGAGTGGGTCTGTTGTGTTTCCATTACATCCTCTGTCTGAAATTGTAGGCTTGCTATTTTAGGAAGCATATTATCCCACCTTATCTATTACATAAAATATCTTATAGTCAACATCCGGCAGTATAATCACCTTGTCCCCTGCCTGTAGAGGATTGGCTATCTGCAGGTTTCTTGTCACAGTTCCGGAGCCTGTATTATCTGTGTATTGAACAGTGAAGCCCCCCTTTAACAGTTTGGCCACAACAAGGTCCTTCTCTTCAATGATGATATTCTCACCCCACTTGACCTTAAGAGGAGCGGGTGAAAGAACCTCTCCAACTGTCACATTTATGATATATGGATTATCTCTTTCTTTGAATAATTGAGCCATCTTTTCTATACTGTTCATTAGGCAACATCCTCCGGCAATGTAAGCACTAGATCCATCACATGACTGCCACTTGCAACCGTATGACTGCAATTGGTGATCATATACCTTCCACTCATCCCCGTGACAGGCTCCATTATGTCAATCAACCTTCCCGCCTTAAAGGAAGGGTCGCCCATAAGAGTGATTTTGTTGTCCTCGTGCACTTTATTTAATCGTTCCAATAGGATTTTAGCTACTTGTCTAGCTTTGGCAGCATCCTCTTCGTCAATCTTGAAAGTCTGCTCCAGCAGCCCAAACCTGGACCCTGAACTTGTGTCCTGTGCCAATGCTATTGTCTCGTAATTATCGTTTTTACTTAGGATAATCTTGACCTGATTCCTCAAGTTCTCAATACTTCTCTTCCTCTCAGCTCCAAGCGGATTATCCAGGACATTATTAGCTGCAATGTTGCTTGCAAGCTTAAAACTTCCAATAAGAACCATATCTTGCATTCTTTCAATGTAAATCTTACCCTCTCTTATTTCAGAATACATCCTCTGGCCAGTTTGTCTCTCGTGTGCCCTAATAAGGTCAGTCATGATCTCAGCTGGTGTTTTCTGGATGAATACTTTAGATACAAGCGTAGGCATTGAAGCAATCCCGCCAATTGGCATTCCAAAGTCAGCAAGGATCTTTGTTATTGCCTGGCTAACACTAACGGCATTAAATTGATATACACTGGTTGACTTGCCCAGATACCAGCCATAATCATAAGCCACATAGGATACGGGATTCCTGCCGGACTTGTTTTGTGTAACAACAATACCCCTGTTGACCTCTTTCTCCTGGTTATAGATAATAACTAAATCACCAACATCAACCGGATTGTATGGGATGTATTTGGCATCCCCCCAGATAACGCTAAACTCAATTACAGATTTAAGGGACAGATCACTGTCCCAGCTCAGCTTGTCCACCAGTGGGGTTATGTCAAATATTGTACTGCCATCATTCTTGATGAGCTTGACTGTAAACACTAGGTCCTCACCTCCACAAAACGGAACTCCTTGAGGTCCAGCTTGTAGTTGATGTCACCTGACTTGTCTGTGCCATGTTTGAAGCCGTCAATGGTCATGGCCATATTAAAGTGAGGCTTTCCGTTTCTCGTTATAATCACACGAATGGGAACCCTTCTCTCTCTCCATCTCTGTATAGCCTCCACATACTCCATCCCCCACATACTCCGATTAATCACAAATGGGTAGTCCCTTACTGGGAAAAAAGATTCAAATGAAGTTGTAACCAGGCGCCCCTGTTGTATTAGGTTCATGGGCTGATTAAGCCCCAATAGCTCCTGGTTTTCCCAATCTCCACTTATCTCATATTCAGGAGGGGTGACTGGAAGGAGGATAACTTCCTCATTGTTGTTTATAGAAATATATATCTTATCCATAGACCACCCTCTCCAATCTTGGTAAGAGCTTGTCTGCTATCTCTTCACCGGTCATGTCACGGCTTGACTGCAGAAGTGCCTTTGTATTGCTTCCGACTGCTTCAGTATTGCTGTCCAATGTCTCCGTAAGCGCTGCCATAGCTGCAGTGTTATCCTCAATATCCTTCTGCTGCTTTCTTACTCTAAACTCTTCAATGTCAGACATGGTATCATCGGAAAACCTCTTGATTTCAATTTCCTTGATGTAGTCTTTTTTAGCATAGGTCGGTGCCACAGTATCAATCTTAGCAGCACTAAAGTCAACGGTGATTTCTTCCTTCTCCAGGGCTCTTAGTACTGAGTTTATTGGTGCAATCCAATCCCTGACCCTATTTTCAGCCATGCTGACAACCACATTCCACATGTTTTGGAACAGATGAACAACACTGTCTCCCAGGAAGGCAGCTCCACTCAAGAAGGTGTTCAATCCACCTATCATGGTGTTAATTCCGCCTTGGGAATACTCAGCTATGGAGTTCCAGGCGGTCTTGAATTTCTGTTTTAATAAGTCCTTGTGTTTTCTCACGAGAACTATTGCAGTGACCAAAAGTCCAAGAGCTCCTATAACCAGCCCCACAGGGTTGGCCATCATAACAGCGTTAAGCCCCTGCTGCGCAATCATCGCTTCCAAAGCTGTGATTTTGTACCCGATTAAAATTGCAGTGACCGCCCCAAACACCGGCAGTAAATCGTTGACTGTATCTTTTGTTATCTTAAGGGTCTCAACAAACCTATCAACCCCGCCTTCATCGACCCACCTATTGATTGAATCCGCCACAGCGTTAACCTTAGCCTCAATCACTGGTAAGCTGTCATTAAAGGCGCTTGCAAATGCCCCTTTGACTCTAACAACTGTTTGCCCCAGTATTTCCTGGAGATCCCCCACTGCGTTCTTGACCTGGACAATCTGTCCTTCATCTGTTGCAGCAAGAGCAGCGTTTACGCCGCCAACATTTTGTTGGAGTACCTGGGCCATTACAGCTGCCTTCTCCTGCTCATTTCCATATTTTAAAACTTGGGCCTGGGTATCACTAAATGTAATCCCAACCCTTGATAAAGCTCCGACTTGTCCCATCATGGCTTTACCAATCATGTTGGATATGTTTACAGCATCCTCTTGCGTAGCATTAAGGCCTTTGGATTGTGCCAGAAGGTCCGCCATTCCGCCAGACAGTTTTTCTACTGTGTCCGAAGTCACGTTATAGGTTGCAAGCTGTTGCATCCCCGAGAGTGTTACCTCGTCACCAATAACTCCAACCTTCTGCAATGCGGATGCGTGTTTTTGTAGTGCTGCAACTTCTTCTTCACTTGCTTTACCTGTAGCCCTGAATACTGCTTCAAGTTTAACCACCGCTTGGGATTGCTTTGTATAGGCTTCTTCCAAATCTCTCACAGCTAGCAATGACTTGACCATTGCTACACCTGCAAAAGCAACTCCCATCATGCTTCTTCTTAA